AAGATATCCTCACTAAACTTTGAACGAAACATAGGATTTTCGTTTGATCGGAATTGTACCATCACCCCCTCCTTAATTGTAATAAAATTTCAAAATCATTTCCGCATAATGTATAGCCTTCTCTATATCTTTCTTACCTTCTCCTTTAGTTCTATGTCTAGTAATATATTTAATAACATTACCCTCAAAATAGTTTAGGTCATTTGAATGTATATACTCAACAGGTTGTATACCACAGTCTTTGTAATGATCACCACCTACCTGCCTCTCCATAGTATCACAGGAAGGAGTGAAGTTTTTGTCTGATGTCATCTACGTTCTCCGATAAGGTTACTCGTAAAGCAAAGGTTCTAACTGTGTCTGGCTCTACACCAGCAAGCTCACATGTGATAGTAAAGTTTTCACATGTTGTACCCACAGATGCAAAAACCCACGCCATCGCCTGATCTCTATACAGGGATGTTTCGTGAGGCTCATTATACTTCTCTGGTTTGGATAAGTCAAGCAGTGCTTGCAAAATAACTGCAAGATTTAAAGACCTATCAGGATTTTTGTTTGTCAGATCATATAAAGAATGTGCTTCTAAGATATCCTCAATCATCTGGCGGCTCTTGTACGGGCCTGTAGAACTTACCACCTACATAGTTATTGTAGTAGGCTTGCTCATCAGAACCCTCTAGTTTCTTTGTTAGTGCATGATTAATCATTTGATAGTAACATTCATAATATTTTAAGCTACGTTTATTTTTGTACTCACCTATAATTTCAAACTTAAAGTTTTTCTTGCCGTGCTTCTTGATGTCTTCGTTAAGATGTTTGCTTGAACCAGTATACACTTTCCAATTAGATTCAACTTTCTTTTTCTTTCGTGTATAAAAATATTGCTTACATCCTATATAAGATTTAGATGTTTTAATATTAGTTATTGTATACACAAAACCAAAGTGTGATGTAGGGTCTGGTTTCTTACTATACTTCCAGTGCATTACCAGTCCATTACTTCAGGGACATCAGGTTCCTTGCCAACTTGAACCAAGTATCTCTGACCTTGTGCATATTTAAAGACACGTATCCCTCTTCCTCCGTTAACGTCTGACCAACATTCTCTTTTATGAGAACAAAAAATACAACCAACGGATAACTTAAAATTACCAGACTTGCCATCAGGAATAGGATCGTAGCAGCGATCAGGGATAGCATCGCTATCAACCAATCCTTTAAGATGTTTAACCCTTGCTTCAGCATTTATAAACTCCATTGAATGTACTGGAGTTAATACAATCTCTCCAGTTGATTTATCTATTGCGAGGAAGGCTGCTTCCTTTAACCCATTAGCTTGTGCGTATGCAGATATCTGTGCAATATATCCAAAGGGATCATCTTCTAGTAAACTATTATTCTTAAACTTTTTAAATGAACTAGTAGATGCACTCTTTACATCCACAAGAACACCATCAATAATACAGTCCTGATGCCCTAAGACACCGTCAACACTGACTTCTTTCTGTTGATCTTCAACATCGTGTCCAGCAATTGATGCACACATCAGAAGAAATTCTTCAAGAATATATCCATATAAAAACTTTATGCGTGTGCTTGATGTAAGGGATGCACGTTCGTTATCTGAATTAATATTATACCATAGCTGCCTATCTGGTTTACCTATTTGTGACAGCCTTAACTTTTTATCTACAGACTCTTCGTCGTATAAGAATTTTTTAGTATGTAACTTAACCATCTCTCCAAACTCTTCGACATACTTATCAACGTCTTCTTCAGACATATCAATAGCGGAGAGATTGAATAGGCTATAGATATCTTCAACTAGTGTGTCAATTTTTTTCATGTAATAAAAAAGAGGGGAGCAGAATACGGAAACTACTCCCCTCTCTATCTCCTACGTTAGATTAAAATGGAACTGCGTCAGTCTCTTGGACATATCCACCATCTACGGGGGCGAAGTCCTGCTGATTTCCAGCGTACTCAATAAAATCTACAATCTGTATAGCAGCAAGGTCAGCGGATATTCCTGACTTTCCAGCATAGTCCCATTCGTAGGGGATTGCCTTTACATTAACGGTACTACCATTAGCAATCTTCTTATCGTTATTCCAACGATTATTCTGTGAGTCCATCACAAGCGGTGCAGTACGTTCCGTACCATCCTTGCGGTGAACCTTACGTTTGATAGTTACAAAGTCTCCTCGTTCATCTCCTTTGTTAGCAACTTTTAAACCAGACTTCTCAACAACCTCACGGTTGTCATCATTAACCTCTACTTGAATTGACCATACTGGATCGAACTTAGTGTTCGGCTCAGTGATGGAAGCATAGTGGCACTTACCAGTAATGTAAACGGGATCGTTCATATTTTATTTCTCCTTTAAAATCCGCACCATTGCGGCACTGTGTGGGATCATTCCCAAGTTTTCGTTGTCTACTACCAACAACAAAACGAATTATAGCACAGGTGGTGTGCTAGTGTCAACATCTTTTTTCATGTTCATGCAAATAATTTAATGCTCTTTCTAAATTACCTACATCATCATCTAACCAACCTAAACTAGAGTTACAAGTGTTACATAACCAACCTCTAAATGTATCTGTTTTATGATCATGGTCTAAACACCATGAAGTTCTATTATGTTTTTTAGTCTCGTCAACTGTTAAAAATAATTCTTCTTTATTTTTCAAACATATAGGACAACGGTAGTTTTTATCTGGTGGTGGGATAGTTTCTTTAAGTTTTTTTGCAATCTTAATGCCGTTGTTATAACACTTTCTACATTTATTTCTTAGTCTTGGTGTACCGTCTCTTCTAAAGCTTGAAACATTTACAAAACAATTTAAAGGTAAATATGTATCACAGCGGGAACAGTGTTTCAATTCTTGATCTGTATTAAAAAAGTTTTCTAATCCAAACATTTCAAGTTGTTCTGTCATTAGTGTGTCTCCGACCAGTTAGCCCCTACTTTATAATCAGAGTCAAGCTCACACCTAAAGTTAAATGTTTTCTGTGTATGGTACATAGCATCTTTAGTAATCTGTGTGAAGCGTTTAACATCAGCCTTGGCTACCTCAAACTGATACTCATCGTGTACTGAGGCTACAAGCCTAGCATCAAGACCAGTCTTACGTATCCTGTTGTCCATCTCTACAAGCCATTGCTTACATACGATAGCACCAGCACCCTGTAACAGTGTGTTTAATGCGGCATGGTCTGATCTAATATATAATCTTCTACCATCAAGACCTGGAATACTTCCAGTCTGTGCAGCTTCTTGTACATTAGCACGTAGCTTCTTGAGGGCTGGCATGTTACGTAAGAACTTTTGTATTAGTTTCTGTCCTTCAGCAACAGAGCCACCCACTACCTTACCAATCTTGGCTGGACCTGCACCATAGAGAAAGGCATAGATAAAAGTCTTTGCCTGATCTCTAGTCTTTAGTCCTGCGGCTTTCTGGTTAGCTGTGTGTACGTCACCAGTAAGAACCTCTTGTGTAAAGGTAGCATCATTCATGTAATGTGCAAGACATCTAAGCTCAAGGCCAGAGGCATCTGTACCTACAAGACTGTGAGTTTCTGGATTAGATACTGTCCATAGGCTACGACACTCCTTACCATAGGGACTGTAGACTGCTGGTACTTGTGCCATGTTAGGTTTGTTGTGTGCCATACGACCAGTGATTGTACGTAGAGTAAGAACCCTGCCACGCACACGTAAGTCTTCATCGCACTCTTGTATCCATGACTTGAGAAGTCCAGTTCTTTTCTGAAGAAGAAAGTAGCGGTTGAACATCTCAGCCTCTGGCATATTGATCTTGGATAATACCTCTTCATTAACAATGACATTACCTTTATCTGTTAGTTTATCTGGCTTCCACCCACGATCCATCAGACGTTCAGCTATCTGCTTACGACTTGCTATGTTAAATGGTATCTCTTTTATTTTGGTCTTTAGTTCTATGATCGTAGGTTCAAACTCTTTTTCAGCATCGTTCTCTAGCTGGTGTTGTTCGTCTTCAAGCTGGGCTAGAAGTATCTGTGCTTCTTTAAGATCAAAGGCAAAGCCATTACGTTGTTGTTTATCCAAGATAATTCTAATGTTACGCTCAAGATTATAACAGGTATCAGAGAAACCTTTACTCTCTTCTTCTAGTTTTTGTGCTACCTTATGGGTAAGATCAACGTCTCGCTTACAATACTCTAGCATTTCAGGTGTGTAATATTCAAAGTCATGGTAGTCTATCTTTGGAAATCCAAAGCGTTCACCCCATGATTGTAGTGAATGACCACCATCACGTACAGGATTGAATAGCTGTGACTCAATAAGAGTATCACGTACCTGTGCAGGTGCAATAGCAGAGCCTGTCAGCCTGTTAAGAATGGGAGCATCAAAGCTAATACCATTATGCATAATAAACTTTGATATACGCTTTGACCACTCACCAAACTCTTGACATTGATCACCAACCCATTGACGCATCTCTCCTGTCTGATAGTGTTTAGCTACAATGCAATGTATCGTGCTTGCATCAATCGCATCAGTTTCAATATCTACAATTGCTTCCATTAATCTATGTCCACTATATATCCATCTTTAGTTTGAAGGTGAAAGAACATCTCACCTTTCTGAATGTTACGATTAGATACTTCTTTAACTTCAGAGTTAAGGACAGCATCGCCATCAAAGAACCATGCTTGTTTACAATCATCTCTGAAGATGACAAACGTAAGTAGATCATTATAATTATCTTTCTTCCATTTGTCAAGAAGTCTTTTCTTTCTATATGGTATACGTATATCTTTCCACGATCTAGGCCAATCACCTTTCCAAGAATATTTTATTTCTACTTCATAAAATTGTCTAGGTAAATCAGGTGAGATGCTACATGTAATATCAAAGTAAGTGTCTTCTTTCATATTAATATCTGTTGAGTTTGTATTTTTCTCAAGCCATTTAATCATAACCTCTTTAGCTTTTTTATCAGCAACATCATAGAGAGCCTTGTCAAATTTCTTTTTAACTGTCATTGTCATCCTCCATGAATGGGTTGTCTACCTGTGTCATGCGACCAGTGTCACGGTCATAGTGAAGGTAACATGATACACCTGTCTCACCAGTGTATCTGTTCTTGAGTATACGAACAGTAGTAGTGTTAGCCTCAACGTCATCGTCAGCCTGTTGGTTACGCTCCAGACCAATGACTGCATCAGATAGGTGTGCGATAGATGCAGAGCCACGTAGGTGTGAGAGAGATACCTCACGACCATCCTCATGTCCACGATCACCTGCTGGCCTACGTAGGTGGCTGACAAGAAGTAAACCTATGTTAGTCTCTTCAACAAGTGAGCGTAGTTTGGTCATCAGTATATCAATAGACTTACGCTCGTCGCCATTGTCTTCCTGACCTGACACAAGGATAGATAGGTGGTCAAGAAATACCCACTTACAGTCAAGAGCCTTTGCCATGTAGCGTACACGATCCAGTATCTCATCGTTCTCAATGCTACCAAAGTGATCGAAGGCAAAGAACCTACCACCACCAAGCGTAGCATCTTGCCATTCTTTGAGTTGCTCTGGCGTATACTGCTCACGTATCTCTTTGATATATAACCTAGCATTGGCTTCGACACTCATAATATTAAAGGCTGTGTTTCTAGTGCTTTCTTCAAGGGCAAGTACACCAATGTTAGCCTCTGTATTACGCATGATATGATGCATTAGCTCACGTAAGATGCTGGACTTACCCATCCCTGCACCAGAGGTGAACGTCACAAGCTCTCCAGTACGCATACCGTAGGTCTTCTCATTCATCTTTGCCCAAGGATAAGGACAAGTCTCATTGACCTTCTCATCGTAGAGTGTTTCACCAAGGTCAGCTAGGTTTACAATACCTGCTGGTGTGTATGTACGTGCGTTCCACCAGGACTGCACAAACTTCTCACGTTGTCCTATCTTGAGATACTCATTAGCATCTTTAAGATCAAGAGTTACAATCTTGCACTTGTTAGGTTCAAACAACTGTGCAACCTGTTGCTCTGCCTGTCTACCTTGTTCATCGTTATCAAAACATATAACAACGGTATCAAACTTATTAAGGTAGTCAAAGGATTGCTTACAGTTCTTGAGGGCAGATGCCGCACCATTCTTAATGGAAACAACAGGCCACTTAGAACCAAGTAGTTCGTATGCACTCATGGCATCAAGCTCACCCTCACATACTGTGATGTACTTACCACCTTGATTGAATACATTCTGTCCAAACAAACCAGCATTGGATAGCTCACCCTCAGACCAGAACTGTTTGTTACTAGTCTTACGGAATTTAGATGCAACATGCGCTCCATCTTTGTCATAGTATTTGTACATGTGATCCGTAACCATAGAACCCTCTTTGGCTACCGTGACATTATACTTCTTACATGTCTCAAGAGTAATTTTTCTATCATCAATAGAATGTAATTGAAAGTTTGGTTTGTTGTTACGCTGGATTGGTATGACTTGTTCTGCTTGCATGTTCTGATTTGCTCCGACTGTTGTGTGACAACTAAAACAATACGTATGGCCGTCATCATAGAGACTGTTGGCATCACTTGAGCCACAGTTCTCACAGGCCATATGCTTAATAAATTTGCTGTTGGTTTCGTGCTGTTGCATGTTCGCCCCTTCCTTAAACTAATATCTTATTAGGTAGTTACGTAAGTAACTCCACTACCTAATAAGTATTAGATAGCACTCTGGATTCGCTTGATTGACTTCAACACATTTTCAAAATCTTTTAGGTGTAATATATTAGGGCCGTCACTTGGTGAATTATCTGGGTCTTCATGCACCTCCATAAAAAAGTTTTCTACTCCTACTGCTGCGGCTGCACGTAGTAGGTACGGAACATACTCCCTGTTACCACCAGAAGATTCTCCTAATCCCCCTGGTTTTTGTACACTGTGTGTAGCATCAAAGACTATAGGTACACCGTGTGTCTTTTGGTATTCATTTATCATATAGATTAATCCAGTAAAGTCAACCACTAAATTATTATATCCAAAGCATGTACCACGCTCTGTGATTAGGACATTTTCCATACCTGTCTTTGACAAGATACCTGATACATCCCACGGTGCAAGGAACTGACCCTTCTTTATATTAACAATAGCACCTGTGTGCATAGCTTCTTTTATTAGATCAGTTTGTCTGCATAAAAATGCAGGTATCTGTATGATGTCTGGTACTTTACCCCACTTAAAAACAGTTTTGATTTGTCTCACATCATGAAAGTCTACACATGTTTTAACACTAGCCATCTCAGCTACATCTCTAATCATACCTGTTCCTAGTACAAATCCCATACCACGTTTACCAGTAGCATGAGAACGATTAGCTTTATCAAAAGATGCTTTAAAGTAATAGTCATATCCTAGTGCATTACATAAATCTTTGCAATGTCTAGCAATCCTAACACCCTGATCAACATCTTCGATCTGACATGGACCTGCTATTATTTTCATTTACTAAGCTCCACACTATAGATATCTCCATCACCTACAAGGTGTTGGGTAAGTTCTTTTCTAGTTTGTAGATAATCTTCTGCTTGTTTCTTAGTTTTAAACGAATCAATTATAACATCGCCTACTTCTTTATGTAGTACAACAATCCATTTATTCTGTTGTCTCATTAGTCAGTACCTTCCATGACACAGGGAACAGTTCATTCATTTCATTAGAGATAAGTTGTGCTATCTCTCTTGTCTCTTTCTGAGAGTCTTCGCTCATTCTTAACTTACATACCCTAGCAAATGCCACAAGTGTACCAGACCAGTACCACTGTGTGTAAAGTGACTGAGGTAGTATAGTCCTCGCTTGCTCTGGACATACACCCTTCTCTAACATAAGATTGTAAGTGTCAGTACAATGTCGTACAGTTTCTCTATATACATAGGATATGGTATCATTTTCTTTTATCACCTGATCAGATGACCCCTGCTTCTTATCACTGGCTACCTCTCGCCACTCACTGGCTCTCCAGAACTCAGGCGAATCGCTGACATAACGCCTACTAACTTCATTCCACACCAGACCTATCTGATGCTTAACTAACTGTCTTGCTACAAATATAGGGGCTAATATCCTGAACTGTGCAGAGCAATGACCAAAGGGTGTCCAATGATTATGTTTAGCTAGATAGTTAATTAGTTTTTTATCTTTATCTTTCATATAAGATTTAACTAAGTCACCATCTTCTCTATCTCGCCAGTAGTTCCAGTCACTTTGTTTATTGAAAGAAACCCTAGCAGCATTGACTACTGTTAGGTCACTGCCCATGTGATCTACAAGATCAACCTTCATCGTAAGTACTGTCCCACACATCAGATACGAAATCTTCTTTGTCTCGCATGATTTCATCTACCTCTTGCTTGGCAAGTTTCTTTGCTTCTTTCTTATCGTATCCTTCTTCTTCGTATTGATATACTAAGTCTCTGAATATAGTGTTACGGTCACGTTGCCAAAAGTTTTTAGACATTGTCTTCCTCATGTTCTGCCCAAGTGTTACGGTTAGCATAGTCTTTCTTATACTGTGCTAATTCTTTTCTTAAATTTTTAATTACATTATCTTTTTCATCTGCTAATCTAGTTAGTTTTAATATATGAGAATGTAATCTTTCTCTTTCAGTCATCATAATTATAATCCTATTTAGCTTTAGTGTCAAGGTAAAATATATGACTACCAAGTTGGACTAACTTTTTAAATCTAGGACTAGTAGCCCAGAATGGTTTAACATACTGTGCGTGGTAGTGTGTAGCATCTTGAATATATTTTATTGTCACACCATTCAAGGCTAGTTTAGATACGAATAAACTTCTTTCGTATGCATCGTGATCTGTTATTCTTTCTGCTTTACCATCACACCAATAAGAAAACATACACTTGTTTCGTATTGGATTACCCTTCCATAGTTTACTTTGATGTACTACGTCACATAAATTAGATGGATAGTCATGTAGGTTAGCTCTATTTAATACTACTACAGCTACACCTAGCTGAGATAGTATACCTTCAGATCGTGCTTCAAAATATACTGCCTCTGCTAGACAGGCTATCTCTTTTTCTTCTGCGTTAGCTTGCTTACCATGTGAGTGTAAAAATAGTAATGATAAAATAAATGTACATAATAACTTCATTGCACTCTCTGTATTCTAATATTAAAAGGAAAGACCCCACCTTGTGGATAGATGCCATCATTTATTAGATAGATTTCTGCCTCTTCTTGAGAGTTAAATACTTTTGTTTTCTCAGTTACTTCTTCTATCATAACATCTATTTCTTTAAGGTCTTCTACTACACTCCATTCTGACTGTGTGATAATGTAAGACATTAAAACACTAGAAGTGTAAGTAATATATCTAGAAATACCATCATTTACCTTGCCCCCTATATCGTTTGAATGACGCACGTTTATGTTTGTTGTTTGGTTTTGATCTTACACTATGCCCAATAGATGTGCGCTTCTTAACTCTATTGAGTGAAGGATCAAATGTATTTTGTATTTTCTTTGCCATGTTATTTTCCAATAAG